CAACTTCAACAGGATATTCAAAAAAAGAGGCAGAAAATAATGTAAGTAAAGAAGCATTAATTTATTATGGAATTGAAATTCAATAATTTAGTAAAAAAATAATATTATAATATAGAGATATGTCAAATACTTCACTAACACAAGATGAAATATATACTTCTTTAATGAAATATTATTTTAATAATAAAAATAATTTACATCCAAATATAATTGATCCATATAATGCGATTAATTTAATACAAAAAAAAAATTACAATCATAAAGAATTAAATTTAATTTATTCACAATTATTAAATTATACTTATGCTGCTACAGCACGCGAAATAAAAAATCATGAAGAAGTTAATGCACATTTAACAGAAATTCATAGATTATTAAAAAAATTAGTTAAAGAAGATCCAGAACCTCCAGCAACTCCTGGTACCTAATTGATAAAACATTTATTATTAATTTCTACTGTTCTAGTAAAATTTTTTTTTATTCTTAGTGGTATATATAAATACCATGTATTAATTCCTATAATAATCATCAATAAAAGTTTTTTTAATGAATTCATATATATAAACAAGTTATAATAAAAATTATTTATATATAGATGGATTATAAACGAATACAAATTGATTCAATTGCTATTGGAGTAAAAGATGTTTATAATATTGATTTAACCAAAGATAATTTTATCAATTCTTATCTAACAGTAGGACATTTATCTTCAAATTATGATTCTATAAATAATATAAATACATTAGATTATAAACATAATTTAATTGTTTCTGAAAAAGGTGTTGGTGTAAATACAACAAGAAATTTAATTAATCTAAAATCAAATGATTCATTAGTAGTTCAAGGTAATATTCATTGTATAGGTAATATTTATGCAAATGGAATTGTATTAGATGAAACAATTGAAACAACTTTATCACAAACAATTCAAGATTTTAAACAAATATTAAATAGATTATCTTCACATCTTCTATTTTATAATACAAAAGATTATACTGATAATAATATTTATACTACTCATAATGTTATTATTGGAAATGATAATAATGCTACTAATAATACTAATCCATTAAAAATATCTCGTCATTGTAATAATAATATAAGTAATATTCAATTAGTAATTGAAAATAATGATACTCATTCTAATTTCCCTGCTAATATTAGTTGTGGTATTATTGGGAATATTTATTCATCACCCGCACATATTATAACATCTAAAAATATGCCATTGCATTTTAATATTAATAAAACTTATAATGAAATTAATGACTTATATTATTATAATAATGATTTAAGAAATTTCCCTTTATATAATGAAAATACTTATCCATCATTAGCATTAGATATTAATAGTTCTGTTGTCATTAATTCAAATTCATCAAAAGAAATATCATATAATAAATATTTTATGAATTTATTTGCAATTTCTTCAAGTATAATAAATGAAAATCCTAAATTATATGTTAATGGTTCATTATATGCTGAAAATATTATTATTAATGATTATGTATCAAAATCACCAAAAAATTTAGATGATATTTATATGCGTCAGGGAAATTTAGGAGGTTTAACATTATTCCCAAATCAAATTAGAGGTGGCAATTTTAATAAAGATGAATTCACATTTAATTCAAATGTTTATATTGGAACTAATATAAATGATTATAAATTAAAAATATTTGGAGATTTAGAACTTACCAAAAATTTAAATACCAGTAATATCATAACCAGTAATATTACTATTTATAATGATTTAACTGTTGAAAATAATGGTAAATGTGAATTTAAAACAGATTGCTATTTTCAAAATATTTCTCAATTTAATCAAATAAATTGCGAAAATACTTTAACTGTTAAAACATTAACAATTACTAATAAGTTAATATATAATGGTAATGATATTTCACTTGCAAAATTACAAGATAATATACCATTGACAAATGAAATGCCAAATTTAACTATAAATAATTCATTAAATGTAGGTGGTAAAGTTACAGGAATAACTGATATTAATTATAATAGTGAAATTATTAATATTTATAAATATAATAAAATAGAACAACAAAATAAATTTGAATTATATTTGAATGATACTACAATTGCAGCATATGGTTCAAAAGCATATATAGGTCATTGTCCTTTAAATAATTTATTAGATGAAAGAGATAATAGTTTAGTCATATTAACTCAATATAATACATTATGGAATAATATCTATTTTTATGCAGGTAAAAATAAGAATGATGTTAATAACTTAATTCCAAATTTAGCAATTATGGAAAATAATAAAATAGGTATAAATACTAATAATCCTGAAAAAACATTAGATATTAAAGGAGATTTAATAGTATCTAATTATTTTTATAGAGAAGGTTCAAAATCTTTCAAATGTAAAATTCCAATAATTTATAATAATTATAATAATATTTCTGATCTTAATATTAATATTCCTGAAAATCAATTATCTATCATAAATTCTAAGAAATTAAATGTTATTGGAGGTGTTAATTCTTATGATGGTTATTTTGAAAATAATTATAAATTAGCTTCAATAAAAATAATTGATAATTCTTCAAATGCTATAATTGAAAATACTAATATTGGTATTGGTATTAATATCCCCAATTCAAGAATAACTATACCATTACAAATAATAAATACAAATATTAATAATAATAAACTTAATAATAGTACTATTACTTTTTATCGTTCTATTGATAATTCTAAATATTCAGGAATTGATTTTTGTGATGATTCAACAAATTCTAATATTGTCAATATGAATAAATGGTATATTTATAAAAATCATATTACAGATGATATTAATTTTGTAGGTCCTTTACAAATAGGTTATATTAAAAATGGATATATTCCAAAAAAATCTTGTATAAATTTATATTATGATAATAATAAATATTATATTGATATTAATAATTCCAAAACTTATAATTCAGCAGATGAATTTAATAAAAATAAAGAAGATATGCGAATTAATGGTAATGTTAAAATAACTGGTGATTTAGATATTGATGGTTCTATTAATATTAAAGGAAATTATAAATTTAATGATAATAATATTCTTTTTTCTCCCAATCCTGTTGAAAAAATAATAACTAAAATATATTCATTAGGTAATAATGTTTATTATTTTGATACTATTCTATCTCCCAATCATCCTAAACAAATATCTTTTCTAAATTGTAATATAGCCGCCAGTCTTAATATTAATATCAATGATGATATATTAAATCCTAATAAAGAACTTAATATTTTAAATTCAACAAATAATTCAAATATCAGTTATAATAATTATCAACTATCTTCAAATATTAATAATGATATTATTACTTTTTCTAATTCTTTTACAATAAATAATATCAATAATATTAATAATTCTATTATAACAGAAATTAATAATAATTTTCAAACTGCAGATGATATAAAAGATAATTATACTCTTAATAATTCAAGTATTACTAATAATGATTTAATTCAATTATCATTAAATAATAAAAAATATGCATATTCAAATTTTTTAATTTCATCCAATATTTATAATAATATTAATAATATTAGAAATATCCCTATTAATTCCTTTATATCAACTGCTAACAATAATAGTAATCTTTCATTAATTAATAATAATAATATTATTACTTCTTATAATTCTTTAATTTATAACCCTGATATTAATGTTATTACCAAATTAAGTTGTAATATTTATACCAATTCCTTAAATATGTATAATAATGCAGTTTCTTATAATTCTTTCTTAAATTCAACTAAAAATAGTATTTTTACAAATATTTATTTAACAAATTCTTCAAATAATATGAATTCTATGTCTAATATCTATATAGAAACTAATAATTATAATAATTATCTAGTTAATACTAATTTTGAATTAGATACTAATATTATTACATCTAATTATTTATATGCTACAAGTAATAGTAATAATATTATAATTAATAGCAATTCAGCAAATACATTTATATCTAATTATACAAATGTTATAAATATTATTAGAGACCAAAAAGCACAATTAGAATTGAATTATAATAATAACTATTCTGCATATAAATCAGCAAATAATATTTCAAATATTCTTAATTTACCTAGTTATAAAAATAATGCAATATTAAATTCTAACATTTCAGTTATTAATTATTCTTCAAATCTTATCTTTGAAAATCATTATAATAATTATGTCAGTAAAATCAATAATATATATGATTATAATTCTAATATATATCTAACTTATAGAACTTTAATCACTACATCAAATGATTTTTTAAATAGAAATTATTATAGTAATTATAAGATATATCATGATGTGAATAAAGATATAACTAATACAAATGGAAGAGAAAATGAAATTTATAATTTTACATCAAGTAATGTTGAATATACTTCTAATATTTTAAATATAACTTCTAATATACATACTACATTTAATAATATAATAAATGATATTGATAGTTATAAGAATATATATATAATAAATTCAAATTTAGCATATGATAATTATATATATACATCTAATACATATGAATTATTAAAAGATAATTATAAAAATTTAAATTATATCATTGATATTAATAATATTGTTAAATCAGGTTATAGTAATAATTTAATAGCATATAATATTTATGATAATGTATCAACACAAAAAAATAAAATAGATAATGTTAGTAATTTATTATTAACTAATTTAAATTATTTAATTAGTGATAAAACCTCAATATCTAATATTAATAATATTTGTAGTAATTTTAATATTATTAAAAGGGATGATGATATTATAAATGTTCTAACAAGTAATAAAATATATTCATATGATATTCATTTATCTTCAATGAATATAACTTCAAATATCTTATTTAATTATTCAGAACTTTATGAAAATTTAAGTAATTCTATTAATTTTTATAATAAAAGTAATTTAAATATAGAAATTAATAAAACAAGAACAATAACAGATAAAATAATTTTTTCTATCAATAATGATATTTCTTCATATTTAGAAAAATCAAGTAGTAATTTAAGTTTAACATCAAATTTAGATAATAAAATTTCATCAATATCAACTGAATATAATGAAGATTTAAATATTTATCGTAATGACGAAGATTTAAATAATGGTATAGAATTAATTCTTCATCATTTAGAAACTGAATTAGCAACTTTTAATAATTATAAATCTTCAATTCTTTCATTATTTTCTAATTATACTATTGAAGATTATTTTAAAGAGGCATATGAAAATAATATAATGATGGTTGATTTTTGTATAGCTTTATTAAATGAATTAATAACAAATGCTAAAGAATTAAAAGATATGATTATTGCTAAAGGATTACCATCAATATTATTAGAATTAACATTAGATATTACAAATAAATATATAAATTTTATTAATAATAGTTATAATTTTGCTATTTCAACTTCAAAAGTCGTTGAAGCTATTAATAATAATGTAAATATATATATCCTATCATCTTTATCAATAATACCTCTACTAAATACAATGATTGAATATGCTAATAATCATCTACAAGAAGCATGGACCATTATTTCACATAAGATAGTATTATTTGCGAGTTTATCATATTCATTAAATATTATTATAAGTTCATCAGCTGTATTAAGTGAAAATGCTAATATTAATAATAATGAGGGGAAAAATACGGATGTATTAATAATTGGGAATAATATTAAATTATATCCAAATAAATCATTAATAATAGGATATGAAAATGATTATACAAGATGGTTAGAATTGATAAATGATATATCAAAAAAATCAGTTGCCTATTTCTTCAATTCTGAATATAATTCTTGTATATCTAGTTTTAATTGTAGAGCTCAAAAATTTAAATCTTCTTTAAGTAGTTCAACATCATTAAAAACATCAACATCTATAGATATAAATTTAATAGATACGTCTATTAAAGATTATGAAGATTCAATGTTTGATGGTGTATCATTGAAATTATCTCATATATATCATAGAAATAATAATTATGATGCAAATGCTAATTCAAATAATACAATATTTGAAATAGTAAATAGAAAAAATTTAACAAATCCTTATTTTAGTATTTATAGTTATAATAATAATAATATTTTTAATATAGGTAATGGTGATTTTTATGATGATAATAATAAATGTATTAGTGAAGATACAGTAGTTCATATTAACGAAAATACATCAAAACATTTATTAAAATTATCTAATCCTTCTACTAATCCAGTGACATTATCATTTGTAAATAATAATATTAATAATTGGAGTTTATCAATTACAAATAAATTCAATTTTATTTATAATACAAAAAATATTATTTCTATTAATCCTAATGGTGTTATTATTAATCCTACTCTTACTGAAAATAATGATATTGCTTCTTTATATATAAATAATACTATAAATAATTCAGCATTAACATTAAATAATAATTACGAGACCATTAGAATTAATAGGAATATGAATAAAAATAATATGAATATTAGTTATAATAGTGATGGTATTATTTATTCAAGTATAAATCAAGAACTAGAAGATAAATTTGATTTTTCAAAAGTATCATTTGAAGTTAATGAAAAAATATTATTACAAAATATTAAATATACATTATCTAATATTCCTGTTAGTTTTAATAATATTAATGTATATAATAAATTTAAAGAAAGTATTAATGATAAAGGTAGTGGTGATAATTATGTATATATTCTTCCAGATATTAGATTTAATGATTCTAATATAAGTTATGAAAATAATGCTACTATAATAAAAGTAATTAATTTTAAAATAGAAGAAACAGGACCAATATTATTTACAATTAAATATGTAATACCTAAACATATAACTAATTTTAGTTCATCTTTAACAGAATATGGTGGAAGTACTTTTGATTATTATATAAAAACTGAAGTACTAGAAACAGGAATACCTGATGAAAAATATGCAACAATTGAATTAAATTATGAGATAGGAGTTTATAAAATAACAAATAGTATTAAATTTTATAAATATGGAACATTTATGAATGAAACTTTAGATATTACTATTAAAGATTATTATTATACAATTGTAAGACCAAATAATATTGTTCCTAAAAGTATATATAATAATAATCATACAAATACTATTTTAACATCAATTACAAATAATATAATAAATATTACTAATAAATTAAATTATTTATCAATTATTACTAATGAATTAAATTATTTATCAAATATTCCTAATAAAGTTAAATTTGAAAAAACTTATATAGAACCTAAAATTACGAGACTTTATCCAATTACAATATTTAATAATGATTATAATATAAATATTGAAATAAATGTGACAGATAAATATGATGTATATTTTACAGATGGAAATGAAACAACAACAATTGAATATATAAATGTAAATGCAAAATTACCAACAATAAAACAGAAAAATATTTATAATAATTATCATAATATTTATAGTTATACTGATGATTATGAAATTTATTTTAATACAAAAAAATTATTAAATATTGATAATACTGGTACTTTAACAACAAATGGAAATATACATACAAATAATATTTATTTAAATGGTGATATATATAATTCACAAGGTATATCATTATATGATAATATATTATCACTTATTAATAATATAACAAATGATGCTAATTATGAATTAAATTCTAAAAATATTATTTTAAATCCAGCGATTGGTTTAAATGATTATAAAGGAGGTGTATTAATTAATGGTACTAATATTAATGATATAAATAATAATTTATTTCAAATTAATAATTATTTAACAAATGATAATTTTATAACTTTAAATTCATGCACTAAAAAATCATATATTCATTTTAATAATAGAATAATTAGTTCAACAACAAACAGACAAATAAATTCAATTTATAGATTAGGTAGTGAAAATAATATTTTTGGTATTTGGAAATATAAAACTTTATCTAATTATAATGAAAATTATTATATTGATACAAATATAGAAAATAATTGTGATAAAGTTTTTGATATTGTTCCAATAAATAATTCAGATACATTTAATTTAAATATGAATGGAAATTTTAATGGTACTTTAATTACAAATTCAGATATTAGATTAAAAACAGATATTAAAAGAATTGAAAATGCATTAGATAAAATAATGACATTACAAGGTATAACATATACATCTGTTGAAAATAAAAATAAAGAACAAAATAGAAAAACAGGATTAATAGCTCAAGAAGTTAATCAAGTATTACCAGAAGCAACTTCTATAAATAGCGATGGATATTATAGCATATCATATGGTAATTTAGCAGGATTAATAATAGAAGCAATAAAAGAATTAAAAACAGAAATTAATGAATTAAAATCAAGAATTACTTAATTCCTAATATTCTTTTAATTGTATTAAAAGTTTTTTGATTAAATTTAGATTTACCATTTTCAATATTTGTAATAAAATCACTATTTAAAGAACTACTTATTTTTTGTGCTAATTGTTTTTGTGTTAATCCTAAAGCAGTTCTTCCACCTTTAATAATATCTATTTGTTCTTGTGAATAAGTAATAATACGATGTACTTCATTATCATCTTCAATATTAGGTTTATTGATATGAATATTTGATTTATTGATAGTTGATGTAGAATTATTATTATGTGTTTTAGTTTTTGTTAAAACAACTGGTTTAAAATCCTGATAAACTTTCCAATAACTACTCATTTTTATATAACTTCCTTTATTATAATAATTATCATTTTTTTTTAATTGGAAAAAATGATATAAACATATGATATATATATTACAAATAAAATAAATGGCAGTAAAACAAATTATCGATCGCTTTGTTAATTCAGTTGATGTAAATAATAATTATACAACTGTTGAATTAGTCAAACTTCTTAAAGAAGCGGCAAAAAATAATAAAAGTAAATCAACAGATGCATCAGGAGAACCAAAAGTTAAAAAACCTCCTTCTGCTTATAATCTTTTTATCAAGGAACAAATGGAACTTCTAAAGTCTGATGGATGTAGTCCAAAAGATCGTATGCGTAAAGCTACTGAAAAATGGAAAGAGGCAAAAGAGAAAAAAGCAGAAGATCCAAAAGTTGAAGATGATACTTCAACTGATGAATAATTTTTTTTAATTTCTTTTTTTTAATTCGTGCTAAGAACTTCACGAACTTTCATTAGTGCTTTTCCTAACCGATTAGTACCTTTCCAATTTTCAGGAATAGTATTAAGAGTATCAGTGATATTAAGACCATTACCCCAAATTTTATCATAGGGAGAACATTCAACAATGATTTTATTTTCTGTTCTTAGTAATTTTTGTTTTAATTCCAAATTTTGAGAGAATTTAGCAAGATTAGCTTGAAATACAATTTCATCTGCAACTTTATTCCATTCAATTTCATCAAAATTTTTAACTAGTCGCCCTAAAGACTTATGTTCTTTAGGTTCAGTAGCTGTCATAATTAATTTAAATGTTTCTTCATCATTGAAAAATTTAGCTTTCTGCGCCATCATATATTGTTCGCAACAGTTATAAGTTATATTATCAATAATGAAAGAACTAATAAACCATTGGGACGGATAATTTGATTTGAAATAAACTCCATACTCATTCTCAAAAAACTTTTCATTATGTTCTTGCATCTTTTCCTTATGAAACTCTTAATTATTTTTATTAAAGATTGAAATCATTTTTTTAATCTTTTTCTTATAAAAAATGATAAATTTATTATTAATATTATTATTATAAATGACAAAACCTATTTTAAAATGGGTAGGAGGAAAAACACAAATCATAGATAAAATTATTAATAATTTTCCAAAAGAAATAAATAATTATCACGAAATATTTTTAGGTGGTGGAAGTGTATTATTAGCATTCCTTTCATATGTTAAGAATGAAAATATAAAAATAAATGGTGATATATATGCTTATGATATAAATGAACCATTGATATATATGTATAAAAATATTCAACAACGACATAATGAATTATTTAATTATTTAGAAAATATAATTTTAGAATTTAATAAATGTAATAATGAAGAAATTAATAGAACTCCTGAAAATTTAGAAGAAGCAATGAAAAATAAAGAAAATTATTATTATTGGATAAGAAATACTTATAATAAATTATCAAATGATGAAAGAAATGATATTATAGGGTCATCAATGTTTATATTTCTTAATAAAACTTGTTTTAGAGGCATATTTAGAATAGGTCCAAATGGTTTTAATGTTCCATATGGTAATTATAAAAATCCTGAAATTATAAATAAAAATCATTTAGAAGAAATTCATCATTTAATCCAAAATGTTAAATTTGAATGTTGCGATTTTTCTAGTTCTCTTAATAAGATTGATGAAAATGATTTTATATATCTTGATCCTCCATATGCACCTGAAATAAATACATCTTTTGTTGGATATACTAAATCAGGATTTACTTTAGAACAACATAAAAATTTATTTGAATTAATTCATAAATTATCAAATGAAAATAAAAAAATAATGTTAAGCAATGCTGATGTTAAATTAGTTAGAGATTATTTTGATGATAATGATAATGATAATGATAATGATAATGATAATGATAATGATAATGATGATGACAAATATAGGATTATAGAAATTGTATGTAAAAGAACAATAAATTCTAAAAATCCAAATGCGAAAGCAAATGAAGTTATTATAATGAATTATTAATCCATTTATTTAATAAATCAAAGTAATTTTCATCATCTCCATATAAAACATTAATATTATTTTCAATAAATATTTTATTCAATATTATATATTTTTTATCTTCTGATATAAATTTATTTTTTAGAAAATTATTTACACAAAAACAATAATATATATTAAATTTTTCACCTAAAACTATTTCATATTCTCTTTTTAATGATGTTCCAGCCCATAACTTAGTTTCAACAGAACCATCCATATTTTGTTCTTTTTTTTCTAAAATTTTAATATCAATTTTACCAGTATTATATTCAATTATATAAGCTTCATCGGGACATCTAAATATATCAATATCATATTTAAATTTCATATATTTTTTTAATCCATTTTGTAAAGTAAATATTATTGTTTTATCTTCAAATGTTTTAGATAAATAATAATTATATTTACATTTATCAGGTAGTTTATATTCAATATATCCAATATCTAATAATTTATTATAATTATTAGTTTTGTCTTCAAACAATTTACCATAATAATTTGTATTAGCACCACCAGCACCAATTCCTTTATTCATTAAGTATTATTAATAATCTAAATTATCATTTTTTAAAAATATGTAAATAAAAAATGATAATTATTATTGATTATTAATAACAATAACGATAAATAATGACTGATAAAAACAAAATGAATAAATATGATATTATTAATTCTATTAATATTCATTATTATAAAAAAGGTATTTCTTGTGGTAATATTTATAAATTATCAAAAGAAAAATTATTAACTATTCTTATTGATAATGATATTGAATATATATCAAAAGAACAATTAAAAGAGGATATTATTAATATTGAAACTTATAATAATTTAAGAGATGTTATTTATTGTAATTTTATTAAATATGAAAATATACCATATGAAGTAATTTCAAATATTACTATCTCAACTACTATTGAAGAATTAACAGAAATTATAAATAAATATGATTTAAAGAATGAGAAAAATTTTGAAAATGATAAAGAACTTATTTTAAGTTTATATAAATCTTATAATAATTATTGTAAATCTTCTTCTATTCCTAATAAATGTATCTATATCACTCTACCTAATATTATAAAATCACTTAAAGATATTATTTAAATCTCCTTAAATGTTTTTATGAATAATGCGGTAGTAATTTTAGTATCAATAATAGGTTTAGGATAATTAATATTAGGATATTGTTTTTGTTCCCAATTTAATATAATTTTATTAGAAACTTCTCTTAATTCTGGAACCCATAATTTTATATATTCACAATCCTTATCAAATCTTTTCATTTGTAATGTTGGAGAAAATATGCGAAAATATGGTTGACTATCTGTACCTGTTGATGCACACCACTGCCAACCACCATTATTTGAAGATGGGTCATAATCAACAAGAGACTTAGCAAAATATTCTTCACCTTTACGCCAATCAATTAATAAATTTTTAACTAAAAATGATGCTACAACCATACGACATCTATTGTGCATCCATCCAGTTATTTTTAATTGTCTCATTGCGGCATCTATTAATGGGAAACCAGTTATACCATTAACCCATTTATTAAATAATTCTTCATTATTATTCCATTTAACATTTTCATATTTCTTATTAAAAGATGTTTCAAATATATATGGAAAATAAAAAGTTATAATTGCATAAAAATCGTGCCAAAACAATTCTCTAATTATTCCATGATTTAATGGTAATGAATAATATATCTCTCTAATACTAATACAACCAAATTTAATATAAGCACTTAATTTTGTAGTTCTATTTAAATATGGATAATCTCTTTCTTCATCATAATTATTAAAATAACCCTTCTTCAATTTATCCAAAATTTCTAATGCTTTTATTCTTCCACCATTTACTAATATTTGATTATTTGCAATAGGTCTTAAGAAATCAAAATCTTTTAAGTTTTTTGAATTATTATCTTTAATAAATTTGATTTTTTTATTTAATAATGGTTCGGGCTTCTTTAAAATAGCTTTCTTATAAAATGGCGTAAATTTTAAATAAGGTTCATTATTATCTTTAAGAATACTATTTATAGGATTTATTGTATAATCTTCAAATGCTATTATCTCAATCTTATTTTTATTCGCCCAATTATTAATATCATTATCTCTTTTTTTAGCATAAGGAGTATAATCCTTATTATAGGCAATTATATCAAAATTATTTTTTTTATATATTTCTTCAATAATAGTTATATCATTTGTATCAGTATAATAAAAATTAAGAAATGATAATTCTTCTAATGATTCAAATAAAAATTGTGCTGAATTTTTAGAATAATATTTATTAACTTTTTCATCTATTTGTTTTTTATTAAATATGAATATTGGTATAATTTCAATCTTTGGATATTTAATAACTATCTTATTTAATGTTGTATTATCATATATTCTCAAATCCCTTCTAAATATAAATAATGCCTTCATTATATTATTAATAATATATAACTATATATATAATAATTATAAATAAATGATACAATTATTAGCATTTGATATTGGTATTAAAAATATGGCATATTGTTTCTCTATTTGTAATAATGATAAATTTAATGTAATGAATATAAATAAAGTAGATTTAAATTCTAAAAAAAATAATATTCAAAATATTATTGACAATACTATTGAATTTTTAGATGATATTATGAATTCATTAAATATTGATATTAATTCTAAAATAATAATTCTTATTGAATGTCAAATGACCTCAATAATGAGAACTATTCAAACATGTATAAATACTTATTTTAAAGTTATTAGCAAACATCAAAATATAGATATAGATACTATTTATGTATCTGCTAAACATAAACTGAAAATTATGGATATATATCCTGATACTATTGTAAATGATAAATATAAACAAAATAAATTAGATTCAATATTTTATACAACTCATTTATTAACATCTACATTTAAAGATGATAAAACATTGGAAATTATAAATTCCTTCAAAAAAAAAGATGATTTATGCGATGCTTATTTAATGTGTATATATTATTATTCAAATATATATTCAAAAAAATAAATTTATTTATATAATATAGATTTATTTATAACAATATGGCAACTGATGATTCTAATACTATAACAACAGGAAATATTGTAGGTGGCATATTTAGTTTAATATTTACTCTTATATGGCTAATTGCAGCTGCAACTGGATTTATAATGTCTATTATATGTTTATCTTATGATGGTACAGCAGGAGCTAAAACAGCAGGTGTTTTATTAGCATTATTTACAGGTCCTTTCTTCTGGCTATATTATATATTTAGAAAAACTTATTGTACTAATAATAATTATTATCCTCAATAAATAATAGAATAATAATTTAAATGATTGAAATTATTTTGATAATATTATATTTAATATGGGTAATTTCTAGTTTAGCTGCATTTGTTACTTCTATTGTTTGTCTTGGATATAATGGTTCTGGTGGTGCCAAAGCAGCAGGATTTTTATTAGCATTATTTTTTGGTCCGTTTTATTGGTTATATTATATATATAATATTAATTATTGTACTGCTTAATTATTATTATCGTCAGTAAATAATAGATATAATATAAGTAATTTCAACATTAGCTATATTTGTTATTATTTGTCTTAGTTATAATATAATATTAATAATTATTAGCTATTTTTATTAATTGTTGAATAATATCAGGAGTATAATCGGTAATCTTATTAGTTTCTATTGCGTCTGCTAAATTTATCCAGAATTTATCATTTTTATATTTATTATTTTGTTTATTTATTTTTATTAAGGTTTTATATAACCATTTATATAATCTTAATTTATTTTTAATACTACAGTCATTATGATTATAGGGACAACTCATCCCATTAATAATATCATTATTAATATAATCAGGTATAAATGCTTTTGTATCATTAAATAATGTATAATTATATTCTTTACATTGAATATGAAATTTATTGTAATTTATATATACATTTGAATCATCTATAATTATTATATCACTATCTTTAACATTTTTAATTTTAGGTAATATTTTATTTATTGATTTTTTAAATAAAATATCTGATTTATCTTTTGTATATTTATTATTCATAATACAATAATTTCTCGCAAATATAGGACGATTGAATTTAATATTATTCTCTTTTTCTATAAGTTTAATTTGAAAATTCGCCCAATTATAACTTGACGCTGTATATATATAAAATGATACATTATTATTATATATTTCACGCATTTTATTTATAAAATAAATGAAATAAGGACGAACTAATTTAACCTTCTCGTTATATTGTGGTGATAATATTTTTTTTATATTTATTTTTGGTCCATTATATGATTTCATTAATTCAACTTTATTAAATAATTCTAATTGATAAATACAATTACCTATTAATGTTTTATCTAAATCAATTATAAATATATATTTTTTCATATTTAATCTGTATAATAATTTTATTTTATTTATATTGATATAATAGAAAATATATGTCATATAATACTGATAATTGTAATAAATGGCATAATAATCCTTTAATTAATCCAATATCTAAAAGACCAATTAAAAAAGATGGACCTATATATAAATCTTTTCAAAAAGAATGCGCTAGTATTCTAAAATTATCTGCTAAAAAAAATACTAACCCTGTTTATAATACTGATAATTGTAAAAAATGGCGTAATAATCCTTTAATTAATCCAATATCAAAGCGAGCTATTAAAAAAGATGGACCTATATATAAAACTTTTCAAAAAGAATGTGATAATATAAAATTATCACCAAAAAAAAAAGTAATTATTAAGTCTTCTAATAATGATGATACTGAATTATGTAAAAAATGGATTGCAAATAAATTAATTAATCCTAAAACAAATAAACCAATTAAACTTAATGGTCCATTATATAAACAATATTTATTAAAATGTTCTAATTTTTTAGAATCATCAAAATCTTCTCATTCTTCTTCTTCATCTTCTTCATCATCATCATCATCTTCATCATCTTCATCATCATCTTCATTAAAAAAACCATCATCATCAAAATCATTAAAAAAACCATCATCATCAAAATCATTTAAAAAACCATCTTCATCATCTTCATTAAAAAAACCATCTTCATCATCATCAAAATCATTTAAAAAACCATCTTCATCATCAAAATCATCATTTAAAGAAGTATTTTCTGCTTCATCTTCATCTAAACAACCATCTTCATCAAAATCATCATTAAAAGAAGTATTTTCTGCTTCATCATCATTTAAAAAACCATCTTCGTCATCT